TCAAAACCGCTTCCACGGGCTGATACGGTTGATTAACTGACCGCGATCGGATAATTTCCAGCCGAACCGGATCAATAGCCCGCGCCCGGTTTTTCCGTACGGGATTCGAAGCGCGTAATCCCAATACGTGAACCAGCGTCCCGGCATTTTGTTGACGGTAACAAAATGGTATTCGACATGCGTGACGGGCCGATTCATGGGAGCGCCAATCCAGTGCGAGAAGCCGGACACCGGATTCCGCCAGGCCAGCCAAATCCAGCGATATCGATAGGTTCGGTTCTTGCCGTTGGTGAGCCTCGGCCAGATGGGATTGTTGCCGTTCAGCGTGCCGTTGATGCCGGTCGGATTCTGCCATGGGCCGAATAGCCACGGCATGAACTCGTCATCCGGCCCGCAGAACAAAAGCCCGAGGGCGACGGCTGGGAATCCGAGCGCCCATAGGAAAAGCCAAACGGCGAATAGGCATAAGCTTATGAATAGACGAGGAATGGCGATCATGTGCCCGCCGGGAATCCAGGGTGCGCCGGCAGCGAATCCGGAATCACGTCCGGCCTGGGCTGCGAAAGGATCGCCCGGAGCGCCTTTCTGTAGTCGGTGAAGGCCACCACGTCGGGCGCGTTGATCACCGTCGTTCCGGTTGCCACGGCCTCGGCGATGCGCTCCATGGTGACGCTGGTTTTGGCGAGCGCCGTCAATGCCCGGCTCTGATATTCGGCCCACAGCCACCCGTTATCCTCCACCCAATCGGTTCCGTCGTGCCGCCATTTGCCCGGTTCAAGGGCAAAATCTTCAGGTACGTCGATGACGATATCGCCGGGATCGTTGGCGGAAACGAAACCGTGCGTTTTAAGGATGCGCGAGTTTGGATCGATGAATGCTTTTCTCATTCTAGCCCCCATTCGGCACGGTGTAGCCATCTATCGAAAGATATAGCCCACCCGATGTTGCTGGAACTGAATTTATCCGATAGGCGATGCTCTGGCTTATATTTGGTATGAATATGCTGCCATCTGCCGATGCCGATTGATTGGCTGCGGCAACTTGAGCCCCCGCAATTCTGCGGCCATTATTCTCGAAAAATCCACCGTCAGGCCGAACGTACCCGGCGAATGAAGTCGCCGAGGTATGTTGTACAAGAATAGTGCCGTGCAAAAAAATCAACCCCGGTAATGGAGGAACCAGTGATGAACAGTCGATGCTAGTCATCGTTGTTTGTTGCCCTGCCGCCAGAATCTGCGTTGCGCCACCGTCCGCGATACCGTAGCTAACAGTGTTTCCAGTACACACGACCAGGCGCAACGCGCCGCTAGAGTTGAGATATACCGAACACGCATACGCCCAATGGGTGTACCCTGACGGCAGCGTAGGCCCGGTCGGGGGAGCCGTGGCGCTTGAGATCGTCGCAAGCGTCGTTCCGTTCCAAATCCAGTAGAAGTGTACCCAACTGGAATTCGAGAACGCGCCGGCCTGATCGCGTCCGTTCGCGGCGGGTCCGGCGGTCGAAATGTTGTTGGTGATCGCGGCTCCCGGATTCCAAACCGTGACCGTCTGGTTCTTGCTGTTTCGGAGGACGATGGCATCGGCGTCCATGTCGAATTGCGTGTTCGGCGTGCTGGAGTTGTTCGCGCAATTGCAGCCGATGACGCGCATGGAGCCTTCATGAATGCGCGGCATGCTGGTGTTGGTTGCCGTCATCAGTCCGAGATCAACGGAACTTAGGCCGCTATCCAGGGTGCCGGACTGGTTTTCGACCGTGATGGTTGTATTCGGGTCGTTGTAACTGGACGCGGCAACGACGCTGTAAGTCGTGCCCGAGGTGTTGGTCGTTTTGATGCGCCGACCGACTTCATACGAGGCCGTCTTGTCGCCCGGTACGGTGAACGAGATTGACGATACGTAGGTGGGCGTATCGCCCGAACTGATCCACTCGGAGGAAGCGGCTACCGATGTAATCGCTCCGATGACGGGATCTAGCGTTTTGATCGTCGAGCCGCCGGAATCCTTGATGACCAGCTTATAGCTTCCGCTGCCGAAATAGACGACCGCTTCGCCCCGAGAATCTAGCGTTTTGGTCGTGAAGCTTGTCGACTCGCTGGAGTCTCCGTATGCTGTTTTCGGGGTCGAACTGCCGGACTCGTAGAACTCCAGCGTTCCGCCCGCGAGTGGATCGCCGTTGCTGTCCTCGAAACGCAGAAGCGGGTTTGCGGCTGCCGTCGCCATGGTCTAACCTCTGAAACGAAAAAAACCCGCATAGGGCGGGTTAGGTGACTAAAATGTTGACTAAAGTTGGTCGGTTCGAATGGGCCGATTTCTATAGAGCGCCAATTGCTCTATTGCTGTGGCCCGTGGTATTAATCAATTACCGTTTGCGCTCAAAACGCATGGTCAAGGATCGGTGGTTTTGGGCCGACGCTCTTCTTTGTCGATGGGGATATTACATTTAAGGGGCTGAAAATGAAAAAGCTGATGCTGGTTAGCGTTTTGGTTCTGTCATCCGGTTGCGCGGCTCAACGATTACCGACGCGCGCCGATCTTGAAAGACCGGCCATGAATCGGTGCGATTACGTCCTGGGTATCGATAAACACCCAGAAGAAAAAGGCACCAGAGAGTACCGGGAATGCGTGGCGGACACGATGGACGACATGTACAGGGACGCCATGCAAGCCGTCGCCACGGAACAACAACAGCGCTCGCAATTCGCCAGGGATTACTTAATAATTCAGCAGATGAACAGGCCTCAAGAGATTACTGTGCATCATCGCCCGTTTCCGTTTTGATTTCGAGCGGTATTGATGGAAAATCTTGTTTTCTGGAAAGCGTTCGTCGCCGGACTCAGCGCCACGCTCGGCGGTTGGCTGATCAAGGAACTGGGAAGCTGGATTATCCGCCGCTTGCCGAATGGCAAGGCAAAACGGATTCTCGGCAAGGAGCTATGGTGATTATTTATTGGTCAACTTGTACTGCGCCGCCATGGACGCCAACGACGGCGTAATGCGCTCCGCGATGCGCCCGGCGATTTCTTGTCCGGGATAGCCGCCCAGCATGTATTTCATGCCGGGGCGCGAAGTCGCCGCCCACCAAAGAGCGCCTAGCGTCGGTTCCGCGTATAGCATGCTTCCGGTTGCCGCCGTAGGTCCGAAATAGCCGATCAACTTTTCAGCCGTTCCAGGCCCGACATCCGGAAGCGTATTGCCTAGAATATCGTTGGCGAGTATGGCTTCTTTCTGCATCAATGACCGGGTGCGTCCGAAAGACCGCTTACCCTTGGTCTTGTCCATCCGGCGAATCGCGCTCAAAAGCTGCCGAGGCGTTACCACGCCTTGAGACTGTGCGCCAATCATCGCCGACGCGTCTTGTAGCCGCAGGAACTTCGCGTATTGCCGATCTAGCGGGTGTATCTCCTTCCGCGCTTCCTTCGGTAAGGATCGATGAATCATCTTTTTCAAGGACTTTCCAATTTCCTCGAACGCTTCACCCAAGGGCGCGTTGCCGCGATTGAACGCGGACTGCTTCCATTCCCTGATCTGCCCTTCAAGAATTTTGATTTGATCGCCCCGAAATCCGTTGCTCGGCGCCAGCGTGTCGAGCAATTCCGACATGCGGAGGTCGAATTCGCCGCGCCCGCCGGCCCCCGTTCCAAGCTGCGCGTACTTCCGTTCGAGCCGCGCCATGTCGTCAATGAACTGATCGTCCAGATTGATGAAATATTTCCCGAGAAGATTCTGATACCGATTGCTGAACTCGTCCGCGATCTCGCCCACCACGTCGCCAATCGCCGCGTCTTTCGGCGTCCTCGGGACGAATCCAGGGGGGGCAACTTCCTTTGCGATAACCCGGTTCCAATCCTGAAACGCCTTGCGCTCGGATGAGCGAATCATCGGCCCGACAATCGGCCACGCCTTTGCGCGTTCCTCGACTCCTCGAACGACCTTCCCGACGATACCAGGCTTATCGGCTTGAATCGCCTGCCCAGGCGTAAGCCTCACGCCTTGCCGCATAAGCTCTTTCGATTCCTGCGTCACGCCTTTCGAGAGCGGCCCACGCGTAAGCCCCTGAATGCCCTTTCCGATGAGTCCGCCCGCCGCGCCGCCTATGCCGCCCGATACCACGTTCCCGGCCACGCTCTCGCCCGTCCGCGTCGGCTGTAAAGCGCCCATGACCGCGCCGATGGCGGTTGATCCGGCCACCGTCCCGCCGCCCGGTATGGGAGCCGTGGCAATACCGATAGGGATAGCGCCGGCTACCGCGCCGACCTTGCCCGCCGTGGTTTCCATCAAAGGCGCGTCGTGCTTTGCCGCTTCATCGATGTTGGCTTGAATCTCGCGCATGGACTGCGCCGTACGCTCGTCCTTCGGAAGAATTCCGTAATTCTCCAACGCATTTATGGCCTCGATGCCGCGCTGAGCGATGCCGCGCCCGGTGTCCACCATGGTTTTGCCCATGCCGGCGCGGAATTTCTCGAACGCGCTCATACCTTCGGTCGGGTCTGCCGCTGCTTGAGCCTGCTGTAACTTTCCGGGGTCGATACCGCGAGCCTTGAACAGGTCAACGGGTTGTCTCCTCGGCTGTTCGACTTCTTCGGCTTGCGCTGTTCCCATGGGATTCAAGGCCCCCATGATCTTGGAAACATAGTTTTGGGTCTCCGGAAACGGCGGAACCCCACCATGTTCCTTAACGGCTCCTGGCCCCGCGTTATAGGCCGCCAGCGCCAGCTTCGGGTCTTTGAACTCGTTCAGCATGGCGGACAGGTATTCCGCGCCAAAGCGCACGTTCTCGGCCCGGCTGTTATCCCGCATCGGCTGAACGCCGTAGCCGGGGTCTTTGGCTGTCGCGGGCATGACCTGCGCGAGTCCTTGCGCCCCCTTCCGCGAAACGGCGTTCTGGTTTCCGCCGGATTCCGCGCCCACCAAAGCACCGAGCATGCCCGGCGGCAACCCAAAGCGCCGTTCGTAATGTTCGACGATCAAGTCTCTGGCCATTACTGCCCCTCAAGCATCTGAATAACCTGTTCGGGCGTCATGCCGTATTGCTGTGCCGTGAACTCTATATCGCTCATGTCGTATTGCTGCGACGACGGCGGAGCGCTTGCCGATGGACTGCCGCCGCCACCTCCCCATGATCCCGTCGCGCCTCCCTCCTGTGGTGATTGAGGCAATCCATCCTGGAACGGAGACATATCGAAGCCTTGACGTCCATAAATCCGCAATCGGCGATTCAGTGCGTTTTCGACAATCCGCTGTTGTCTCGCAAGGTTCTGCCGCGCCTGCTTCGGGTTCATGCCCGGCGAAATGATCGCCTTTTCGAATTCGGCCTTTTCCGTCTGCGTTAACGCCCCGCCAAAGAGGCTATGCCGCACGTCGTTGATATAGCCCTGGTAATCCTGCCACCACTGCGCTTGACCTGGACTAGCCGGATCTCCAAACGTTCGCCCCATCCAGTTCTCAACACGTCCTAACGCCGGATTTCCTGCAAACTCATCGACGAATGACTGATTCAAACGCCGCAGCGTATCAAGTTTGTCGAGTTGGCCTGTCAATTCCTTGGTGATCATGTGGCCCGGCGCTTTGAGCGTAGGCCTATCCGCCGGTCCGCCCGGTATCGGTTCAAGGTTTCCATTCGCGCCCCATCGATAACCGGACGGCGGTTTCGATTGCCCCCCTCCCATCTGCGCGATTCGCTGGCGTCGCAAATCCAGGGATTCCCGTTGATACGGCGTTATCGGGCGACTTGCCGATAGCTCGGCTTCGGCTTTTTTGCGCTCCAAGTCATACGGCAGTTTCGCCGCCTCCATCCGCTGCGCCTTGGCGACATCCAGGCCTATACCGCCGCCGGTCAGTCCGTAGAACGCTTGAAGATCCGGTTTTTTGGCCGCCATGTCCTGAAGCTCGGCAGGATCGAACGCCCCGGTCTGCCCGAGCGATTGCACGAACCGCGGATAAAGTTGCTCAAGCGCCGCCTGGTGCTGCTCCGGCGGTAGCGTGTCGAGATAGCCGCGCAACCGTTTCGCGCCTTCGACCACGAATTCATGCTTTTTGCCGGCGATATCGGTTTGCGCCTTCCGTGCCTGGACTTGCTTGTAACCTAGCTCAGCCTGTGCCTTCTGTGAATCCAGTGCGTTTTTTTGAAGCGATAGCGCGGTCGAAGGATCGATCGCCATGATCTCGCGCAAGGTCGTCGGCGAACCGATATCCGCGTTCGGATTGCTCAATAGCTCGCCTAGCCGGCTTCGAACCTGATTTTGCCGGCGTATCTCGTCCATTTGGTGCAAAGCGCCAGCGCCCCGCGCCATTTCAGCGAGACTCGGCATGTACGGTGTCGCCATGATTACCCCAAAAGACTACCGAATTTAGGTCCGAAATTCTGAAACGCGGTGTTTGCGCCGAGATTGTTCGCGAACGTGCTTGTATTGCCGCCGCCGCTGCCGCCGCCGCTTCCGCCAAACCCACCGCTGCCCGCATACATGCCTAACGAACCGATGCTATTCAATGCGCTGGATAATCCGGAGGCCATCGCATTCGCGCCCATCACGTTGTAATTGCCTGCGGCGTTGACGGCATTCGCCGTGCCCTGATTGTTCGCTTGTTGGCCTTGAAACGCCAGTTGCGCCAACTGCCCGAGCGTTTGGAGCCCTTGGCCCGATTGACCGGTGAGTTTCCCGAACTTGGCCTCGCGCTCGCCAACCCGAGCCGTGTAATCCGCCAAATGCCCCGTATAAGCCCGCCCATAGGCCGAATCTAATAGATTCCGGTAGCGGTCGTAAATATTGCCGAATTCGTTGGAGGCGAAATTCTGGCCATACTGCTGCAAGGCTTTCCCGGTCTGGCCGGATAGCAAGCCGCCGCGCGCCGCCGCGCTGTTTTCCACGATCTTTTGGCCCTCGTCCCGGCGGAACAGATAGCCGGGATCGGTTTCCCACTTGCCTTCCGAGATCAGCCCTTTGTCGAGCAAGAACTGATAGGTGGGGTCTTTCCGGGCATCTTCCGGCGTGAACGAGAATTCGCGCCACAGGTTTTCCGAGAATTCGCCCGGACGCACCGCGCCGCTTTTCTGTACCTCAGCCGCTCGCTGGATATCGGCCAAGCGCCGCCCGGCGTCGTCCAGGTTTTTCTTGAGCTGTTCCTGCTGCGCCAACCAGCGCGATTGATACTTCTTCTTGACCTTCTGCTGTTGCCCGGCCTCGAACGAGGCAAGCGCCGCCTGATATTCCCGTTGCGCCTGCGACAAATCCGCGTCGGTCACGCCGCCCATGCCGAGCCCATAGGAAATGAGCCCTTGAGCCGTGCGCCCGCCCGACACCCACGGCGCGAACGCCTGGTCGTTCTGCTGTAGCTGCTGCCAGGTGACTTTGCTGTTGTAGTCCGCCTGGCCCCGGATATCGTTGGCGGATTGTCCCGCCGCGCTGGATGCCATCGCCCCGGAGGCGAGGGAACCGCCCGCCGCAATCGCCGTGCCAGCTACCGCCGCTGTTGCTGCAAAACTCATGGTAGTACCTCGAACCTCGGTGAATTCTCGCGCGCCAGATAGAGTTGATACTCCTCCATGGTCTCGGCCACATAGTCCTTCTCCAGTTCGGCCAGGAGTTCCGGTGTAACCTCCCGGATCGGCTGCCGGAGCTTGTGCACCGTCAAGAACATGGTGTCGGTATGGGTGCGCAGCGCCCGCTTCGCGCCTGGCTGGGAAACGAATATGTTGTAGCCCGACATCCGGTATGCGCCGGTATGGTCGAAAATGGTGATATCGCCGTACACCTGAATCGCGATATGCTCGTGCTTGTGGATCCGGCCGGTGACATCCAGCCCGGCAGGCATGAAGATTTCCCGCACGTAGCAGCCGTCCGCGATGAAATGACGGAGCGGCAGCTCAACTTGCGGCTTCTGGCCATTGATCTCCTCCAGCGCGAATACGTGGGCCTGCGCCTCGCGGGTCGGGATGGCGTCGGCCAGCCGTTCACGGTGCCCAAAGCGTTCCGGGCGTTCGATGATGTCGGTCATTAGAAATGCGTCACGGTGACTCGAAAGGTTTGCGCCGCCGGATCGATCGGCGATCCGGTAATGTTCGTGGCCCGCACCGTCACGGTATCGGCGGCGCTCACGAACGCCTGATAAACAAGTCCGGCCGTGGGCGCGGCAGGGAGTCCAAGTTCAACGCTATCGTTCGCCACGACGCCCGGCACGGTGATGGTAAGGTCCTGGTGGTTGCCGGCCGGAATGCTCGGAAAATCGAGCGTAGCCGTCTCCGTCTTGATACTGAGGAATAACTCCTGAATGCGGCTGAGCCACAGCGCCCAACGGGGGTTGGTGTTGCTGACGGATTCTTGTAGGGGCGGGGGCGAGAGGTTCATGATACCCACAGCGTCGCGGATTTGATCGCAACTTTAACGGGGTCCGTGATGCTGAGCTTGAACGTCCGGCTGAATCCGGCCCCGAGCCTGTTCCACTTCACCCGCCGTCCATACTCGCCCATGCGCCCGATGCCGCGCCAATGTTCGTTGCCGTAGAAGTTGCCCCGGTCGTTGGACCATTGCAGCATCGCTTGCGGATCCTCGCCTTGCCCGGACTCGATGCCAACGCCCTCGTCCATGTCCATTTGCAGCGAGTGGTAGAACGTCCGCCGTCCGTCCGTTCCGAGGTGCGGAAAGATCAGTTCGCGTCGAATGGACGCGCCATCGTCGGCGTATACGTCATTTTCCAGCTTGTAGATGATGCCGTCCCGGTAGCTGCCGACCAGGTGGAAGCCATTGAAATAAGCGTACGCTTCGCCCAGGTGCCGCCCGCCTTCGAGCCCTGAAGAGCGTTCGTGCCAGCCGTCCGTGGTCAGGTCGTAAACCCAGGTTTTGTTAGCGGTCGGGAAATTCAGGACGTAGAACGTGTGGCCTTCGGAGATGTAGCTGTAGCCGGTAGCGTCGGCGATGTTGCCGTACCGCGCCCACTGGTATTCCTGCGCGTGTTTTGAGATCGGAACAACATTGCCGCCCTGGGCGTGAACCGCAACGCCCGCGCCCTGCGGCGTCCGCGCCAGCCAGAACAACGAATTGCCGGTCGCGTCGGCCTTGGCCACGCTGAACCGCGCCATGCAGCCGTACCCGCTCGTCATGCCGTCAGCCCGCTGGAACGGGAACGCGGTTCCGGCGTTGTACCAAACCTCGGTGGAAAACTCGCCAATCAGGTACAAATGGCTGTAGGTTGCATACGGCAGAACCAGGTTGTCCGGGGTGGACTCCGCCGTGGCGAAATCGAGCGCGTCCCATGTCGTTCCGTCGTAGCCGGACGAGATGTAGAACCGCCCGGAGTCGGCTTTGTTGACGATAAAAAAGCTGTCGAGGAAGGTGACGTAATCAGCGGTCGGAAAGTCGCCGTCGCTGATCTTCGCGAACGTGTCCGTGCCGGTGTTGTAGATATAACCCGAGACGCCATCCACTAGCATGACTTGCGTGCCGTTGTCGGCGAACGAGACGCGCCCCATGGACGTATCGAGCGTGCCGAGCGACGTTGCAACGCCAGCCGTGTTGATCTCGTACAGCGTGTTTCCGGATGCCGCGTAAAGCACGTTTCCGAACGGGTGCAGGCCACGTATCGGATAGGCGCCGAGGTTGACGAACGCGGTCAGGCCGGGCGTGCCGTACAGGGCGACGATCTGACCGTTTTGCAAAATCTCTGGGTAGAGATTGACGAAGCGCAACGCGCCTATGGCCTTCGACCGCCCGGCGTAGGGGCCGATGAAGTTGATCTGCTCAATAGCCATCGAAAATCGTTCCCCGCGCTTCCGGCATCACGTCGGAGCGGGCGATAATGGGCCGATTGGCCGCATTCAGCCGCTTGATGTTGGCCATGGCTTCGTTGGCGGTATTGATGACGTGGGCGGATGGCTCCGCGCCAAACTCCGGGGCAATCTGAAGAGCCAGATTAAAAACGATGGCGTTTTCGTAACCTGGAGGAAGCGCCAAATCAGTGGTCAGGTTCGCAAAGCTTTGAAGCGTCTGCCACGTATAGAGATAGAGTTCATACCCAGAGCCCGGTGGCGGAAACAGCCTGATCTTGCCAAGCGGGTAGGCGGTTTCGTAATAGAGGATTTCCGGCACGTAGCCTGTCGTTTGCCGGTCGCCGATCTCCGACCACGTGTCCACGCTCACGACTCTGAGCGGGTAATCGCTCGTGCCGTCGCGCACGAAAGCCCGCTCGATCCGCACGGGCCGTTCGATGGCGAAGTTCCCACCCGAGCCGATGGTATAAAGCGATTGCCCGCCGGTTAGCGTCTGCGCGGCTTCCTCCTTGATCTGATAGACCAATAGGCCGTCAATGCGCCAACTGTCGAGCATGGCATTCAGCGCGGTCAGTCCGTCGGCCGCTTCCTCGGCGGGGAGCGTTTCGCCCGACGCCGCGACTCCGCACAGCCGAAGCGAGCGGGTAATGAGTTGCAGTGCGGTAGCCATCTAATGCATCAACGGGTCAGATTCCAGTATAACGCTTCGGCTTCCTGCCCCTGCGCTTCGGTTCAGGTAGTCGGTCGCCATCTGTTCGAGTTGCTGGCGCATGGTCATTTCCGGGGTCTGTTGCAGGCATAGCGACTCCACCAAAGCAATCAGATAGTCCAATTTGTCCATTAAATTTGTCCGGGTTGTCGTACCAGCCTGGCTCCCATTCGTCCATCGAATGGATGATCTTCTTCCCGTGCGCCGGGTGGTAAACCCAGGACGGGAAGGTGATGTCATCGATGTAGCCGTTACCGATTTGCATAACGGCTCTCATAGCACGGCATGTGCATCGGGTCGTCCGGATGGAAGGACATCACGTCCCCGTCCATCAGGTGCCTATACGGATGCTCCTTCAAATCGCTTTCGGAATTCGTACATTTCCCGCGCAAAAATCCCGCCTTGTTTTTCTCGTGCGGCACGCGGGACAAATACCTACAGGTATTGCAATTACGTTCGGATTCGTGGAACAGGCGCACGGATTCCTTCCGCGCCTCTTCGTAACCCGGAGCCGCCGGATACCTGGTTTTGACGCCCGGAATGACGCCTCCCGTCCATGCGACTTGATCGCCTGAAACCGTCTTTCCCGTCCAGTGGCAAACGTACGAAGGCATTACTCCACCGTGCCGTTAGGCAATACGCCCGCATCCTGCGACGGACGCGCGATAACGATCTTGTATTCCTCGGACCCGGCATTGACCGCGGTCGTGGCCGAATTCTGGAACGTAATCGCCAGCGTGTCCTTAGCCGAAATACGGGCATTGACGATGCCCAATCCTGCCGTTGCGGTCGGCTTGATGACGTTCAGCACGACATCGTTGGTCGTCACGCCCTTGAGCGTGAAAGTTTGCTCAGCACTGGTCTGCGCGTTGACAGAGGCCGGATCCATGGTCAGACGGCATACCCGGATCGATTGAATATTGGTTTGTGGAATCATGCTACTTGCCTCATGGCTTCTTCTCGAAGCCGTAAAAAGTGTTCGGCGAAATTGCCCTTGAATTCCTTCATTCCGACGTGAACCAGATCGGCATCCGGTTCGAGCCACAGTTCGCCGCCGAGCGCTTCCCATTTCCTGGACAGCCAATAATCCTCGCCCCAGTAGCCGTTGTCCCGCTCCCCGTGCTCGAACACGGGGCGGCAGGCGCGGCCCTGGCAGTCCTTGTACTCCCGGCCCTTTTCCGCCTCCCACAGCGCTTCGACGGCCTCCCGCGTGAAGCGGATAAAGCCGCCGGAGAGCATGTCCGCGCGGATTAATGGGCCGTCATGGATGGTGAATCCTTCGGCGTCCTCGGCTAATCGGGTGGTGAACTGGTCCCAGGCGTTTTTAACCGGATAGGCGCAGCCGACAATGGGCTTGTCGGCCAGCCACAGTTTCAACACCGTTCCCGGCTTGAATCCCATGTCGGAATCGATGAACAGCAGGTCGCTCGCGTCCGATGACAGGAACATGGACAGCATGGAGTTCCGCGCCCGGTCGATGTAGGAATCGCCCGGCAACGGCTTGAACTCCGCCGCAAGATCAAGGTTCCTAAGCGTCATCATCAGATTGACGAGACTTAGGGTGTATTGCAGCCACGTCGTACAGAGATAGAACGGCGTTGCCACAAAGAGCTTGCGGGACCGCAAGGGCTCCAGTTGCTTCAAAATGGCCTGATAGTCTTTCGATCCCGCGTCACTCATCATTCACCCCATAGTCTGCAAGCCGTTTCCGGACGCTGGCACAGCCAGCCGTAGAGGACATCGGCACGGCCCAGGAACACGTCGTTGTTGATGTCGTAGTCGAACACGATACGTAGCGAAATGCCGTCCATGACCGCCCGCGAGCCCATGTGCACGCCTTCCGGCAACACAAGGTCGGCGGTCGCCAGCGTGAATGAATCCTGGTGATAAACGAGGTTCTGGGTGTAGGCCGTCGCCGAACTGCCGACGAACGTCACATCCGCGTTGTCCGCGATCTGATCGGAAGCCGCCGATACGGTCTGTCGCGCACCGCTGAAAATGATCGGCGGGTCGATGGTGATGGATGCCGTCGAACTGGTGTCCGAATTCGCGTCCGCCTTCGCAACGAACTGTTGCAGCACCGCCAAGGCCGTCTTGGTTTCCGGATTGACCGCGTAGGCTCCCTCGATGGTGAACACGTCGCCCGCCTTGACCGCGCCGGTTTGGGACGCGCCGAAACCGTCCACGGAAATGGTGGAAGTCGATGTCGTGATCGCCCCCTTGATTTCCTTGGTTGCCGTGGAGATCGTGCCAACCATGTGACGGTTAACGTTCTGGTCCATGGTGATTTCCTTGAGGCCCAACACGTCCATGCCCATCAGTCCTTTCTTGAACTGCTTGGAGATGGTGTCGCCGTTGTGGAACAGGCCTTTCATACCGTCCACAAGGTAGGCGTTCGCGGTCGGGTTGATCGTCGCGCAACGCCGCCCGTCGCTGGGGGTATTGGTGAGGTCTAGCTTTTCCTGCGCCAGAAGCAGCGAGAGAGCGGTGCTCGGCGTGGTGCCCGGCGTTCCGACGCTGTTGTACACGTCCTTGTAGAGCGCCAAGCCGTCCGCGTCCACGGTTGCCGCCAAGACAGCCATGGCCGGTTGCAGGAAGCGTTCACGCAGATCGTCGATCTTCATGGTCAGTTCCAGGCTGGAGAATTCCAGCGGGACATGAGCCTGCGTCGAGACGGTCAGCGTTGTGTATTCCTCCACGCTGTCACGCGAGGTCGAAAGCGTTGCCGACTTGGTAACGGCGTATTTCGGAGGCTTGCGGATGCGGAGCGTGGTGCCGATTTTGGCCCCCTTCTTCGCGAAAGAGCTGTCATATTGACGGTTTACTGTCCGCGTGAAACCCAGGTTAGCGTGCAACACGTCCAAGGCTTCCCGCGTAATCTGGTCAATGGTAAGTAAAGTGTTGCTTGCCATGGAGATTACCTAAAACGTTCGGAAAGTTGTTTTCTCCGCAGCCTCGAGTAATCCTCCATCGAGAGATTGGGATCATCGAGGCGCGGGGTGGATGCCGAACCGCGAGCCCTGACCGGGTTCACGGGTGGCGGTGCGTTGCTAGCCTTGGGTTTGGGCGGGTCTTTCAGCTGTTGGGCTAGTTTGTCTTCCAGCTTCCCGATTTCAGCGGCCTGTCTTGCAGGCGATAGGTGCGCGATACGCTCGGCTTCATCCGGGTTTTTCGCGAGGTGATACAGCAAATTCGGGCCGATGTCGCTTTCTACAATCACGTCGAACATGATCTGCGTCATCGGCGTGTCCTGTGCGTCCTGGATCGCGTCGTCGTAATCCTGGACGGTAGCGCGGACCTTGCTTTCCGCTGCCCTGAACGCCTCCATGCGCTTGTCGGCTTCGGTCTTGGCCCTGGTTTTCTCGGATTCGGCTTTCAGCTCGTCACGGAGCCTGTTGGCCTTTTCCTCGGCTTTCCAATCGGCCAGCGCCTCGACATAGGCGTAGTCATCCTGGAAGTCTTCCGGCTTCGGACGCGCAGCCGATGGCTCGGGCTGCCGCTCCTGCCGCTCCCTGAGCTTCGCTTCCAGTTCCTCGGCTTTCCGCTTGGCCTCGTTGGCCTCCCAGGTCAGCCGGTCGATACGTTTCTGGGCGTATTTCCGCGCTTTCTCGCGGGCCAACGCCTCGATGCGCTCCTCTTCGGAGAGTTGCACTTCGTCCTGTTGCTGCTCGTCGTTTTCCGGCGCGGCAACGTCTTGCAGGGGTTCATCCACCCCAGTGTTTAAGGTTTCGTCAGTCATGGGTTTCCAGCCATGGGAAGCGCGTCTCACGACGCGGTAGGGCTCGGTTAGCCACCGAGAGGGCACAAAAAAACCGGCTTATCGCCGGTTTCAGTTGTTCGTCTGCATGGGCGTTCGACGCGCCCGCATGCGTATTTTCATGATTGCGTCCGCTATTGAACCATCCGATGCTAAAACGCTATCGGCAGACTCCGTGATCGACGCCGCAGATCCGATAACAACGATATTGCCAGCGCCTACAACGCTATCCGCCGTCTCGGTAATGGCCGCAGTGCCGACCGATGCGCTACTCGAAACGCCGGTTGCCGTTACCGTGTCGGCTGCTTCGGTAATCGCCGCCGAGCTGATAACGATGATATTCGCCGAGCCTGCGACGGAATCGGCCGTTTCCGTGATCGAGGCCGAGCCGGACGCGCCGCTTGCCGCCGCAGCCGCCGACAAAATGATCTCCGGCCACGCCGGATAGATGATCCTCGGATGGTCCGCCGTCGCGCCGCCCGTCAGCGTGCCCATCAGCCCGCCGACAATATCGTTCGTTCGAGACGTATTCTCCAGGGGCGCGTATAAAAGCTGGTTTTTTTGGTAAACCAGCGCCGTGTAGCCCTGCCCGTACGCCTCGGCCACCCAATCCGGCACCGACTCAAGCCAAATCGCGGCTTCGGAATAATCGCCGTCAACGCCGTCCGAGGTTTCCGCCGTTTCGTGTCCGATCTGTACCGACGATGCGGAATTCTGAACACTGGCAGGACTACCCGAAAACCATGCCGTGGTCGTTGCCGCCGACCCGTTGACCCAAATCGATTGGGTCTTCGTGCCGCCTAGCCCGCCGATACGGGCCACAATGCGGTAGGTATTGCCCGCGGTCAGGTTTAACGCGGTCGTTTTTGGGCCATACAACGACGATCCGTTGCGGACCGTGAACCCGATCTCGTCGGTGTCGACCACCTGCATCAAAAACGCGCCGAATGTAGACGACGCCCATTGATGGATGACCCGATTGTTCGTTGCGGCATTGATCGCCGAGGGCCTGAGCGTCACCGCAACCGTGATCGCCGTGGCCCCGGCTATTGAGGCTATATCGCCGAAATCGACCCTATCATTCCCTGACCCGGCTAGGGTAATCGCCATTTACGTATCGCTATAACTGAGCTCCGCCATGGTAACCAACGCATCGCCGGTCATGGTGTCGCCCGCGTCAGCCGCCACACGGTACAGCTTGAGTACGACCCAATCGTTAGCGGCAATCGAATCGAGATTACTGATCGTAATGGCGCACTCGTGCAACCGCTGCCCGGTCGTTCCAATGTGCGAATCGGTCACGGTCTGCGCTGTCGAGAACGCCTTCGTCTCGATATCCTGGGTATCGGTGTTCGGCGTAATCGCGGCAATCGCCGCCCCAAAGACGACATCTCCGGAAGACGCGGTATCGGCGTACCAATTCAGGGTGAGTGTTAGGTTGCCGCTGCCGTAGCTCGCGGCCCGGAAGGTGAAAAATACTGACTCCTCGGTACTGGCGTCGAACGCCAGGGACGGCACAGGGAAATTCGTTCCGTCCACAATCTTATGCTGAGCGCCGTTGCTGCTCGCCGGGATCGCCGCTCGCGGGTGTAGAGAAATTTTTACCGTTGCCATGGCTTATACCTCGAACCGCTTGCGGACGATGAGCGAGGCGATGTGTTTTTTCTGCGCCGGGGTCATGGTTGCCGCCGCGCCTGTGAACGCCTGGTAAAAACCGGGCAACACCGATTCGATATAGGCATCGACCGCCTCGAACGCCGCGTAAAGCTCGGGCTTTGTAATGCCTATGGTCTCGGCATTCTCGCGCTGGAACCGCTCGTATAGGTCGCGGAGAACGGGTTCGGTTAGGAGCGTCATCACGCATTCCCCTCGGTAATCACAAACGAACTGATCTGTACCGGCTGGCCGGCCACAATCGCAGCGCCGAAATTAAGTTCCCCCGATCCTACGCCCGCCGTAACCTGTGCAACGTTATTGCCGTTCGAATCCGCGAGCCTCGCAAATGTCGGCGTGCCGTTCGCGTCTCCGGACGAATCCTCGGTTATGGCCGAGAACGTCAGAACACCGTTCGATACCGAACCGCCCGGATCAGAAAGCGTGAGCGTTGCTAGTAGCGTCTGATCGGTAATCGCCGTCCCGACGTTGGCCGGGACCGTGCCGCTATAAACCTTGACCGTTCCGGCCCCGGCTCCGGCGTCGATGGCGTTTAACACCTGCGTCATTCGGTTCGAGCGAACCGTTGTGGTGTAACTGGGCATGGTTTCGACCTATTTGTAGTAGCTCACATTGACCTTAGCCGATGCCGTGGTCTCGATCAGGCGAACCGCCGATAGATTGCCGATGTACCAAACATCCGAACCGGATGCGACGAGCATCCCCGTGTTGGCGTCCGGGTTTGTCCCGTCGTCTCGATATCGCACGTTTTGCGTTTCCGCCTGGATAAGCGCCAGCCGAGCCCCACTCGGCACGGTCAACGACTTGACCGTGCTCAACCCCGTGATTTGCTCATACCCTAACGGCGTCAGATTACCGTCAACCACAGGGGTCGAAGCATGGTTAAAAAGCTGTGTTGTCATCAGTATTTCTCATTTCCGCCCGGTGTAAATCCCACATATTCCGCTGCGCCTCTTCGCGTAGCGCCGCCTGAGCCTGCACGCGCTCCAATTCGATTTTCAGCCGCTCGATTTCGGCGGTTAGTTCGATCTCGCGTTCTTTCGCATCCAGCTTCACGGCCTCTGTCGAACCCTGTATTTTTTGGAGCTCTTGCATGGCCGCCTGCATTTGCTGCTGCATCTGCTGGATAACTTGCTCGTACTGCTGCTGCATCAACTGCATTTCCGGGTTGCCCGAGTCGTCGTCTTCCTGCAATTCCGGAGGTAGCGTCTTTTTGAGCCGCTTCGCCAGTTCGTCGGCTCCCGGCCAGTCCATGTTGCGCACCATGATGTCGCCGCCCAGCTTCAGGAGATCGGGCGCCGCGGAAACTATGGCCGTCATCATTTCCGCCGCCTCGACCCGCTTGGTGTTGTAGGACGGGCCTACCGATACCGACACGTCGTATTTGCCTAGTTTTGGGTTGTAAATCCTCGCGATATCGCCATTAAAGCCCTGCATCTCCATGTAGGATTGCGGCGCATTCGGGTCGATCATGGCGCTATTGGCGGTACCATCCTCGCCCAATACGCGCACGATGCGCTGCTGGTCGTAAATTTTCGGGATGAGATCAACGATAATGCGCCCGGCGTGCCGAATGGCACGGGACAGGTTATCGATATAGTGGTAGGTCGCGGTGTCGCTCTCTTTCTGCCGCGCCAGAATAGCCTTGCCGCTCTTTTCGTTCGACTGCTCGCCCAGGCTGGCGTTGTACATGCCCAACGCGCCCTGAATATCGTGCTCGGTGAGTTGCAAACCAGTCACGAACGCCGCGGGTATATCGGCCTGCGGGTTGCGCTGCGGAGCGCCGATCAGATTGCCGTTTACAGTCGTGGCCTTGTACCGCAAAACGGAGACATTGCGCTTGTTCGCGTCCCTCCACTCGGCCTCGAACGGAGCCACCTGATCGGCCTCGGCGATCCACGGGGCCAGCGGAGCCAAGGCCACGCGCTCGACGAACGCCGACGCCATGTAGTTGTACATGCGCATAGCGTCCGCCGCGCTATCGATCATGCCGGAATATCGCGGCTTGTCGTCGATCATGATTTCGTTGCCGAGCACCCGCAGTATCGGGATATACCGGCTCGGGAATACCGTCGATTCCAGCTCTTCCTGACCGTTGACCTTGCACCATTTCACTTCCGGCACCTTGACGATCCGGATTAACGAGCGGTCCACGCCCTCGGTGCTCTTGATTTCCTGCACGACGCCATCAATGCGGGCCAACGTCTTTTTGCTGTAGGTCCGATAGTAGTACTCGGCCACGCGCACATGCTCTTTCGTCGCCCAGGATGCGCCCATGGACTCGAAGTCGAGCTTAGAAGCGTCCGGATACAGCCTTTCAAACGTCCGAATCGGCATCAACTCGGAAATCAGGCACCGCTCCGCGTCGGATCCTTCCGGCTCCTCGGCGTCCGGGTCGAACCATACGGACAGCGGATCGCGAACGCGCCGGATAAAAATATCCTGGTCGAACCCCTCATCATCCATATAATCCGTCGCGATGCGGAAATATCCGACACCGCCCCGGATGGCATACCCTAATGCCGTGATATAGGCGATATCCGCGCGGCTCTGATCCTCGATGTTGCGGATGAGCCCGTCCAGCATCTCGGCGGTTTTGACATCCGCGTTCGAATCGACCGGCCTTACCTTGATCGCCGGTTTGTTCTGACGCGCGTCGTTCTCGACCTGCCGCAAATACTGGCCCATCTTGTCCATCGTGAGGCACGGGCGGCCATCCAACTCCCGCTGATTGCGTACGCGCTCGTCCCACTGTTCGCCCGCCGAGAACCGAATGTCGGCACGCGCGCGCCGCCGGTTTTCGGACTCGCGCTCGTCGGCGTATTCGAAAAACTCGCGGGCCTCTTTGACTATGTCATCCATCCGGTCGGTCCAGTAATGCGCTGTCTGGGTTCGTACATGGGCTGGTACACACGTGGTATTCCCAATTCGGCGAACGTCAATAGCCAAGCGTCAGCCCGGTTCGGCGACGCCACGCCGCGCTTTTTCAATTCATCCTTGCCTTCGACCTTGATCTTTCCGCTGCTTAATACCTGATACTTCGGCGTCACCAATTCACCAATCAATTCATCATCATCCGCCAACCGACAATCCTTTGCCTCCAACCATTCACGGCCCAAAAACCACAGCTCATCACGCAATCGATGATACCGCTCGCTGGCGGATGCCGATTCCGAGACGTTCACGCCTTTCACCGGCAATCCCAATTCTTTCAACCGATCCACCACGCCCGATCCAATCCCAATCACGTCCACGTTGATGACGCTCGGCTTTTCCGTCGCGCTGTCGTATTCCAGCTTGACTAACCCCGCCGTCTGCATGGTGTCCTTGCCGTACCATTCGCGGCAGGGCTCAACCTGCACGTTGCCCTTGCGCTTGGCCAGTGCCGTTGAGTCGTCGCCGAATCGAGCCACGTCCAGGCCCCAGATTACCGGAGCTGAGCTGATCGGCTGCACCTCGCGGACTCTCGCCGCCTCGCAGAGCGATAGCGGGATAACGCTATCGGTAGCCGTCGCGAAATTACCTTTGACGCGAACTTGGTAGATGGGCGAATCGACGCCGTATTTCGCCCGCATATCGTCCACGTACTGGCGCGATACCATGGGCGACTCTTCGCCGTCCCAATGCAGCGCCGCCCAACGATCCCGCATTTTGTGGTGCGAGTCGTAGAAATAGCCGTCCTCGCGCGTCGGGTTAGCGGCCATAACGACGAACGCGCCGTCCGTCGATAGCGCACCCTCGGCCACCTGGAACACGTTCTCGGCAACACCGGACGCTTCATCGATCAGGAACAGGATATTTTCGGAGTGAAACCCCTGTAGCGCTTCCGGGCGTTCCGGACGCGCCGTCCGAGCCACGGCAAACGACTCATTGGGATTGCTCTTGAGGTAAAACTTTTCCTTGGTCCACTCGAACTCGTTAGCGAGCGGCGGCACGCGCTCACGCATGGCCGCGTGCCACTTGGCGATTTCCGCCCACAGAATGTCTTCGAGCTGGTGACTCGTCGGCGCTGTGGACGGCACCTTGCACGGGTAGTAGCAGCTCATGAACCACAGCACGCACCAGGCCATGAACGCGGATTTGCCCGTACCATGACCCGAGCGGATCGACACGCGACGGCGCTCGACTATCGCCCGGCTTGCCTCCCATTGCTGCTCTGTCGGACTAGCCCCCAAAACCTCGGACGCAAACAGGGCCGGTCCGCCAGCACGCCAGCGGATGATCGTTTGTTCCGGATTCATAAGATTTTCTTATGGATCAATCGCCGGTTTTGCCGACAACCCGGTATTAACCCGGCGTTTTTGACCATTTTTTATACAATGCATAAGTTTTTACTTATGATTGCCGCCGAGTTTCGCGAGAATCGAGGCGAGACCCTCGCCGACATCGTGCGTGAGTTCCGTTTTCTCGCCGTACGCTTTCGGTTTGAGCTTGCTGGCGATCCATTTGCGGGCGTCAATCCTCACGCGCCGATCCTGTGGATCCAGCTCGCGATTGTCAGCAATATCAATGATTTCGTCGGCCAGCGCGTCGGCTCCAGCCTGCCGTGCTTGCGCGTATTGCTGTGCAAACTCCGGATACCGCGCGAGCCACTGCATGACTGTTTTTAGGCCCGGCATATCGTGCTGCGCGCAGATCGAGCGTAGGGATCGGCCTATCGCTATCTGCTCGCAAATCGCGTCTACCACCGCCTGTGTGTATGTGCTAGGCCTACCTCCAGCCATTTTTGTGCACCCTCACTATCGCCCTAATCCACCATACCCACCGCGGCCAATCGACACCGAGCGTGCGCGGCAGGCATTTCAGTCTCATTGCCTGATCTCCGGATAGCCGGATCGCGGCACGTACAAATCCTGCCGGAGTTGCCGTAGATCGTCCCGCATTTGCGCCTGCTGATCGCGTAAATGATCGATATCCGATTTGAGCGCGCTATATGTGCCGCCGCCAGTCAGCGCGGCAATCAGCAATGCCTCGACGATTCGAGCGGTATTGATTTGAGCGCCCCCGGCTGCCGCGATCAGGAATGGAAATTTGGCGCTGGCGATTTTGAGGGCCAGCAATTTTTCGCCGATGCAGCTCATCATTATTCCCGGTTCAGCGTCGAATCGATGACGTAGCCGGTGCAAAATGCACCCCATGCCGCGCCCCATGTAAGCTCAGGCTGGCCCGCAGCCATGAACGCGAACCACGAGGTAAAAAATGCAAAAAACGACCGCGCCGTCGCTTTCGGCTGGCAGTGGAACAAATAGCAAACGAGATCGTTCGGCGTCTGGCCAGCGAGATAGCGTTTGAGCCAATGCCCGACCCACCCGGCCAGGCCGATAAAAAAAAGAGCTGCTGCGGTCATTTATTGATTTCCCGATGGATTTTTATCGCCCATTCGCGCCCGGCTGCGGCTTGCTCTCGGACTCTGTCGGCGTCGGCTGCCAACTCCGTAAGAAATCGCGCACACGCTCTTGAAAACTCGGCTGGATCGGCTTCATCAGCGCTTGCGGAGGCTCCGGCACTGTCGGGCACGGCGTCTGCACGGCTTGGACAGTTGGCTGGTTCGCGCAGCCGGAGAGAGCTAGCGAGCCGGCGATTATCATCGCGCAGACGATCGATTTCGGTTTGTCGTTGAGCATCATCTGTATCGATTTGATAGCGGGCATCGGCTAGCCGCGATTCGAGTGCCGCTTTTTCCTGTACAGCCTCAGTCAATGCCCGATCCGCCGCATGCCGAGCCACTGCAACGGCAATCTCACATTCGAGGCCACGGTAGTAATCTCCGTAGTACCACCCAGCCCAGGCCGCGCCCAGGATAGCCAGCAGCACGGCGAGCGCTTTTGCGGCCAATCCGTACGGATTCAGTTCGAGCATAAAAACACAGGTTGATATAACAAAATGTTATTTGCACCACATGCGCATGTGGACTAATCTATACCCAACGCTGAGGGGTTGGCCCGAGGCGATAGATTAGGAGGATGCCATGACCTCAATGATTAATCTCCGCGAACGCGGATCAGATAAGGACACGTCCTGGATGGACGTGGATGTGTCGAGCCGTGGCGTATGGCTGCGCCCGGCGTCCTGGGTATCGGAGACATCCGGTATCGAATACCGGGTGTTCGCCTGGGCCGGCACGGAGGAGGGATTGGAAATCCCGCCCGCCGCAGACCCTGCGCGCGGTTGGGCTGGACCCGCAGTATTCCTGCCGATCAGCGAGGTATATGACTACCTCGCGGCAAATGGCCATGACGGCCCCGTGTCGGATATGGTGTCCGATATCACATATGCCGCCCGTAAGGCGGAGCGGACCTCTCCATGGGCTACCATCAACAAACCAAAGCTACTAAAGCTACTAAATGCTTTTTCGGCCAACATGCTGGCCGAGTTCCCGTCCTCCGTGACTTTCACGGAGATTTTGGTGCACGAGGCAGCTAATCTCGCACGTAATGCGGAATCGGCGGTCGGACACGCCGACACAGCCGCCGTGTTTGCGGCAGTGCTTGGCGTGCCGGTCGAGTGTCGGCGCGTGAGCGTCGAGCTTCACCCCGGTGACTCGGCAGTCATCGGGCAGTATCGCGGTCCACGGTTGCCAGAAGGGGCAACCACTCTGCCCGAGGGCGCGGAGATTAAATGGCTGCTGTGCAAGATAGCTGCATAATGCACACGCCGCCTATAGCGCCGCCCGCCGGGACAGTTTGATATAACAAAATGTTATTTGCACTACATGCGCATGTGGACTAATCTATACCCAACGCTGAGGGGTTGGCCCGAGGCCCGGCGCAACGGCGGTTCCGTTGCAGGCAACCTAGGAGAAAAAAAAATGAAAAGTCACATGACTTGGAAAGTAAGGGCCAAGGACTTGGCCTGGTTCGGTATCTCCATGGACAGGAGGAAAGCCACCAAGTACGCCCGCAAGGCGTACAAAACAGGCCGCCAAGTAGGCCCGTTCTACTGGACGGACCTTGGCCTTGAGGCTGGTTAAATGGCCATCCGCCGCCTCTTCCTCGTGCGCCGCACCCCCTCACATACGGTTGTAGCGCACACGGTGATCCGCGAGACTCAGGAGGGACAACGGATGTTCCTCCTCCGGATCACGCCGGACTCAGGTCCGATGCCGGACGTATCGAACCTGATTGGTAAACCCTACGCCGCCCGCCGGGATTTGTGGGCTGATATCAAGGCAAGGATGCTCGAACTCAGTTTAATCTAGCCTCTAGCTACCGAGGCGAACCAAGGGGAGACGAAAATGAACGCAAATGTAATCGAAACTTTATGGATCGACGGGCAGAAGAAGGACGGCTCTAACGCCGGACCTATCCCGCTTGAGCTTCGCCTGGACGGCGAACGGTTCCGGTGGTACTGCCAAGACTACAACCAGGACGGCATCCCTGGAGGGGATTGCGTATTGGATACGGAAATCAGCGGCAGCACCGAAGACGAGGCCATGGAGGCCGCTTGGCAATCATGGGGCAGTTCGGCTTGGAACCTGCGCACCGCCCCGTAACTCATCCACCCACCGCCCACGGACGGGCATAACAGGAGATAAGACGATGAAAACAAAAGTTAAAAACCTGAAAAACGGCCGCATTGTTGTAGAAACCCGCGCCGTAGGAGATGAGATCGAATATATCGATCCGGACGATGGCGAATTTGCAAAATGTGGCGCCATTGGGACGTTTTTCACTGTCGAAACAACGCTCCCGCGAAATCACGGTACTCGTTACAGCGCCGGCCTATGCGACCATCCGGACGGAGTTGCCGGAAACATGAACAAATCTATCCGGTGTCATCACGGATGGAGGGGAACCACCGGTAATAGAGCCGTCTACGCGCACGGACGACGGCAGGTTATAGAATCCCGACCATTGAGCCGGGGTGTTGGCTGGCGCACGGTATTGAGCGCTGACCTGTCCCCGAACGAGGAGTGAGGCATGGACGCCATTGACGCAATCGTGGGTTGGCGCAAGGGCCTCAAATTTCGTGGCATCGCCGAATTACGACACTCTAATTTAGAGAGTGTTTTGATGTTGCCATGCTATGCACATCTGCGAGCCATCGCGCCCAACTGGAGCCACCATGCTATAGCATGTGTCGCGTTATCCCTAGCAACCGCCAGGATGAACGATAAAGAAGACATTTTCTCCGGCCTGGCACATGCCAAGGCGGATTTTCCGAACTCAGGCCAGCGGCATATTTACGATTTCCGATTCGATGCCCTGCTCAAATCATACGATTGGCCTGAGTTTTACGCGGCATTGAGCACTATTATCAAGGTACTGATGCAACGAAACGGGGGCGCAAACTGGCGTAGCATAGTCCATGTAGTGCACGACTTTGACACTGGATCGAACTGGAAAATTTCAGCCGCGGAAAAATATTATTGCTATCAGGGGGCGGATCATGACTAGCCCCTGCCAACCAGCTTTTTGCGCTGCCCGTTTAACCCATCAACGCCCAAGGACGGGCATAGCAGGAGAGAGAAAAATGAATGTAATCAACATCAACGGAATTCATTACATCGTGGTTTCCGAAAAGCCATTTTCGCACAATGGTAAACAGCGCACTGTTTTAACCCTGAGATTACCGAAAGGTAAGCGCCACTACGAAGCCGTTATTTATGAAAATGGCTCAATCAGCGAGGTAGTGTAATGGAAATAGCACGCAAGATCAGAATCCACAGAGCCGCAACAACTAGCCGAGAATACGACGCTATCACCGTTGTAATAGCTGATTTACATCTAAGGTGCGACCTGGTTTGTGACCGGCAGATTCGACTAGCAAACGCACTAGCGGAATCCCATGGAATCCCATTAACCGTGGACGACACACTAGCGGAAAGAGTACGAAAAGCGCTGCATAGGGAAAAAAATGACTAACCCAGGCGCCGCCCTCCAGTCCCTCCGCCGCCGGGTAGAGAAAACCTGCCCGGTGTGCGGAGAAACATTCACCGGCTACGAATACGCGGTCGTATGCCGGAAACCCGCCTGTAAATCGGCCTGGAAACGACGGAAAGCCAAGGCCAATAAAAAAGCCCCGTAACAGGGGCTTTTCTTTTTTCGGCAGTTGCCGAAGCTTAGCGATTACTATAGCACAAACCGACAGTTTGCAATAGCTCGTGTTGGCGCGGCTTAATTATGAGTTATGCCGCTTCATCGCGGCTTCTGCCAGGGAAGTGGTTTCTTCTGCCAGGTACGTGCCGAATACGCCGTCATCGGCATCGAATGCCGAGTAAACAATGCTCATCGCTTCGAGCGCCTTCGCTGCCTGGAACATTATCGAAATCTGCGAGCCGCCGACAGAGCAGGGGCTGCATTCGGACGGCTCAATCCCAGTCAGGATGCAATACAACGCGCTGCAAACCATGTCCGTCGTCTCGCCGAAATAGGAGACGTATTCATGACCCGGTCTGTCGGCAAGCAAAGCCTCTTCTGCATTCGACGCCGCCTCGTGAGCCGCCTTGAATGCCCGCAGGCATGTCAGCACTCCGGCAGCAACCTCCGGCTGCTCAGTGTTCAACGGTTGCAGCGCCTCCCAAGCAGCCATCATTCCGGCGCGGCTAATGTCCTCACTCTCCTGATCGGTAGGCTCATAGACTTTTCTGGTCGTTTCGCTCATCTCTTCTTTCTCCGTAGTTGGCAACGGCACAACCCAACGCTACAGCCGGAAGGACGCGCCGCATGTGTTGCTACCCATATTTTTCTCAATCCGACACACACCGGACAGCCAAATCTCAACAACCCGATTGACCGCCCGTTCGTACATACGTTCGCGCGCGTCTCCTGAAATCGATTCCTGATTGACGAATTTACGCCACAGCACATCGTAATACCGATTGCCGCAATGATAATGCCCCCGCAAATGCGCCAACACACGGCCCATCTCCATCACATCGCCCGGAATCCATATCCCCGGCGGCAACGGTCGACCGCCACCGCAAGGCGGATGGCTGCCCCCGTCGCGGATGCGCCCGAGGATCGAACGCTCCGCAGCGGCGGCATAGAGCCCTAGCGCCTCGTGCTCGCCCCACCGGGTGAGCATGTCGATCACGATATCGCGGGGGGTTTTGCGTCGTCTGGTCATGCGATTCTATCTAACTCGAAACGGTAGACCGCAGCCAAGAATTTTTCCGGCGTCGACTTTCCCAGCACCGTATTGTAAAAACGCTTATGGTACGCCGCGATCGCCGGCCAGTCGCCCGCCTCCGGCAACGGCTCCGGCCTGCGCCGGTAATGCAGCCGGCAAAACACCGTGGCATAGCGCAGGTCGTACACCAACCGATCAGCGCTAAACCGCCCGTCGCCGATAACCCGCATGACGCGACCGTACAGGTCGGCATTGTGCATCAGCCAGTTGTTGAGGATATCACCATGGGTGGCGGGCTCCATCTGGTAGATGCCGAGCGCCGGCCCACCCCACCGCTGCTTTAGCCATTGGCCGCATTCCGATTCGTGACATGCCGTGCCAAGTAGCAACTGTTCTGCCGCTTTGCTGTACATTCCCAGCGCGTCTAGCGTCGGGCGTATGATTAAATCTCGCAGTTGTGCCACATTAATGCCGTTCATTTGTCGCCCTCGTCTATGTCATCGTCCGCGCCCGGCTCCCGGACAAAGTCCCGGCATTTCTCGTCTCGCCAGGTTTTTCGCTTATGCTGCATGCACCAGCCGGTATACATGTCCCACCGTGCACAATACCGGCATTTGATTTGCTCCGGCCTCACGCCAACGTCACCCCGTTTACCCGCACCCTCCCGAGCGATCTGCCCACCGGACCGCGCCAGACTCGATCCGGACGCGGAGGCCAGAGGGCGAACAATTGATTTTGCGACGCACGATTCAGCCGGCTCTTTCGACGTTGATAGTTCAGCCGATTGGCCAAATGCTCGCACTCGACACATTTCCGATTCGAGACGAACCGATTCGCAACGTGTCCGCGCGAACATGGTTTACCGGTGAAGTAAAACATTTGCCCGCCCGACACGGCGGCGTCCTTGGCTTTCAATCGCTTCCGGCCTGTCCTCATGCCGCCCACCCCCTAACCCACCGCACCCCATGCGGCACGAGCGACACGGCCACGCAGACCAGCGCGACGGCGAACGCCAGGACGGTAATTAGTCGATCGGTCATGCGGCCTCCAAGTTCAGATAATTCACAATCACGTCCCGCGCCGCTTCCCAACCTGTACACCAAGTTGCGAGATAGCCGGCGCTGCCCAAATATTCCAGCCATTGCCGTTGCGCCGATGTCGGTTTGTTTCGCCCCACTTTCAATTCCAGGTATAGCCCGTGATAGGGGCCGCGCGGGACCGGGAGCGCCACGTCTGGGATTCCTGCTTTCGCACCAGCAGCCTTGACCTTACGCGCCACACGGATATCCCGGTGATAGCCGTTCGGCACGGCAAACATCCATTCCAGCTCAGGATGCTCGCGCCGAACGCTCCATGCCCACCGAAACAGGGCGCATTGCTCCGCATGCTCGCGCTCCCTAGCCATTACCGCCTCTCCCTAACCACCGGCTCGGTTTTTGGCCAAAACATCTCGCAGATGCCGTGCTCAAAGTCGGCTCCGTCCACCAGATCGTTTAGATGCGCACACCAATAGTCATCAACTATCAGCCCCTCATGCACCCGCCGATACTCGCAGGTACAGCAGCACACGCCGCGCTCGGGCAACTGACAGGCGCTCACCCCAACACCCGGCATAAGCTCATCCCAAACGCATGGTCCAGCGCCATCGCGCCGAAATAGCCGGCGACGAATGCCCCGGCAAACCAACAAATCAACGTCGCTTTTTCACGCACTCTCGTTCTCCTGTTCCTTGATCTGTAAATAACTCGTCCAGTCCGAGCCTCCGCACATCCGCCCGTAAAACGGCGTGCGCGGACCAATATCGTGCAACGACAAATGCCGTAGGCAGGTCTGCCGTTTCGGGCAGTCGTGGCCACTGCAACGGGCCATGTCGTGGGGTAGGGTGTATGTGATCATGCCGCCCTCCTCGGCCTGCCCCGCCGCTTCTGCGTCGCATCCCGGTTGATCGTAAACGCCGCCAGACTGTTCGCGTCCTCGACATCCCGCGGAATCTTGGCCGTAGGTTTCGCACCGAACACGATGCGGGACCGTGCCGTGCCCGACACCGGTGAGCCGTCCAGCCGGTACAATGTCCCGGTGATCCGATCGGCAAACAGCGATTCTCCCAGGATCGTCACCCGGCAGAACTGCCGCCGCTCGATGGCGCCGAGCATTTCGAGCGGGAGCGATTCGGATTTCAGGCGCTTGAGCCTGTCGACCTCGCGGTGATCCAGGCATGTTGATGTTTCTGTGCTTAGTTTCATGCCGCAAACCTCAAAACTTGATCGACAACATCGTCTAGATCCTCCCGCGTCCACGTGGTCAAAACCTTCTGCAAAATCACATTGATCACCGCCGAATACAGCCGCTCGAACTCGTCCTCCTCCATGTTCGCGAACGCTATGCTTTTCGCCTTCAGCCGCACCGAACCGCCCAGACTAGCCACAACGTCGTAATACCCGGCCAGGATCGTGACCTCCTCGCGGAACCGATCCATGTTTTTTTCGACCGCCCGGCCCTTGTATTCGGCGCTTGGTGTCCAGTAGTCGAACCCGACGTTGAGCAGGGCAAAAAATTTCCGGTGAAATTTCGGATTGCGCGGCTTGGTGACCTTGGCCTGCACGATCTCGCCCACGCCAAACCGCTTGGCCTCTTCCGCGTCCAGCGGGTAGGCCGGCATGAAAGAACCGTTCGGGCGCTTGACGAGGTACATCAGTCGCCACACCTGTCACCGCCGGTTTCCGCCATCCGATCGCCCCACATCATTTTTTCCGCAACGTACGACGCCCGGACCTTGCCAATCGGCCCATGCCGGTTTTTCTCAATCAGGATTTCGGCCTCCGTGGGATCGGCATTCTCGTCGTACACATGTTCGCGGTAGAGGAACGTAACGATATCGGCCTCTTGCTCGATCTCGCCGGAATCCCGGAGGTCCGAGAGCACCGGACGCTTGTCGGCACGGCGTTCGCATTCGCGCGATAGTTGCGCCAGGCAAACCACCGGAATATCGAGCTCGCGGGCAATCGTTTTCATGGCCGCCGCCATTTTCCCGACCTCTCGCGTACGGGAAACGTCCGCCTCGTCAGGCGTCAGCCGCGTCAGGAAATCGACAAACAGCACGTCCAGTCCGCCCGAGAGTTGCCAAGCCTTGGCCTGCATCATGATGTCGCTCGGAGTGCACGCCGGTTTGTCGTAGAGCATGATCGGGAGGGCCTGCAAGCGCCCTGCTCCCTCGGCCAGTTCTCGGAAATCCCTGTCCGTGAACTTCCCGGTCCGCAACACATTCGCCGGCAAATCAGCCGCCAGCGACAACGCGCGTAGGCCCAACTGAACGGACGGCATTTCCGCCGAGATAATCCCAGCGCGCCGCCCGCGTAGCGCGGCTCGGTAGGCCGACGTCAGCATCAGCGCGGTTTTACCCATAGCAGGGCGAGCCGCGACAATGATCAGATCGGATTTGTGATACCCGCCCATGACGCGATCCAGCCCGCCAATCCCGGTAGGCACTCCGACGATCCCGCCCCGCTTGGCGGCCTCATGCACAGCTTCGGCCTGATCCAACGCCGCCGCCATCCAACCCGTGGCGTCTACCGCATAGCCCGCGCCGTCGCGGTCCAGCTCGGCAATCCGAGCAATCAACCGCGCCGCGATCTCGTCCGCCGTGCCAGTCCTTGCGTGCAAGTCCTCGGCCGATTTCGCCAGCAACTCGGCCAGGGCCCGGCTCCGCGCCTCGGATTTCAGCAACCCGCAGTAGTGCGCCAGGTTCGATACGCTGCCAGCCGTGTCCTTCCACAACGACGCCACGATTGAAACCGCGTCCTGCCGTCCCAGGCGTTCCGCCACGTTGAACACGTCCGGTTCCTGTCCAGCCGCCACCGCCGCCCGCATGGACTGGAAAATCAGGCCGCAAGTCGGGTTCTGGAAATGATCGGCACGGATGTCGACGCGAACAATTTGCTCCGGATGGCGTAGCAGAATGCCGAGGATGATTTGTTCGATGTCGAATGCGTTCATGTCAGAAAATCACGTGCTCGGGTTTTTGGTTCCGTCCGCGCCATCGATGCATTGCTGATTGCGGCAACTCTAGGCGCTCTGTCCTGGGCTCTGCTCAACCAACCCGTCAGGAATCTGGCGTAGTTGGATTTTCGGTTCTTCGGGTTTGCAATCAACCAAGCTGCTGCCCTTGCAAGCTCGGCATCCAGACTGAGGGCTGGATAGGCTCTCTGCCAAGCATCCCGTAGTCCGGGTGTTATGTGCAGAAATTGAATCCCGTCGAACTCGATTTTTTTTGTTTCGGCAGAAGAAACGAACGAAGTGAGTTTCTTCTCTTGGTTTCTTCTTGGTTTCTTCTTGGTTTCTTCTTTGCCCGTTACCAATTCGGTAACCGTTAAGTTACCGATTCGGTAACCGTTTAGTTCCGATTCGGTAACCGTTTCTGATTCGGTAACCGTTTCTGATTCGGTAACCGTTTCTGATTCGGTAACCGTTTCATTGGCATCTAACGCGATTTTCAACGCCTCTGTGATTTCTGTAGGAACCGTGATTTTGTACTGAGTGGGCGACGATCTGCCGCCGCTTCCGCACTTTTCTAGCCATCCGAGCCTGACTAATTCAGTGGTCGCCGTGGAAATCTTGCAGAGAGGCAATCCGCACCGTACCGCCAAAGTTTCTCTTTTCGGGAAAATCACATCGGTTCCGCGTGAACGGAACGATAGCAGGGCTATCAGAACGCGAATATGTGTCAGAGATAGCCGCTTATCGAATGCTATTTCGACCGGTACAAAAGAAAACGGGAGACGATCGGCTGTCACGCTCAAATCCCCAACTGCTCGCAAATCACCCGCATAGCCGCCTCATACTCAGCTGGCGTAGCGGCTGGGTGAGCGTCAATCCATTCCCGTTTCAGGATTTCGTAAAGAGCCCAAAAATCGGAATCCTGCCGCATGTTTTCCGCTGGTGTACTCATGCCAGCAACCCTATCGCGCCGAGGAACCCGGCCAGCAGGCACAGCACGGCGACAGCGATTAATTCCCGTTCGGTGTAAACGTTCATGCCGCACCCTTTTTAAACGTCGTTCGGGTAATTCCCCAGCGCGACGCCAGAAACTGTATGTCGTCCAGCGATATGCCTAGATTTGAAGCCGCCTGTTTCTCCGTTCGATACGCCAGCGCGAATTCGACAAGCCTCGGAGTCGCGCCCTTTTCCAAAAGCCAGGATAATCTACAGCTATCATCTTCCGGGCATCGCCCGATAATACTGCTCATATAACCATGCTCATGCCGGTGAATATCCCTATCCCAAACATCGCCGCGCCGGTGCCGATAACCCACCATAATGAGTATTTCGGATCGGACCAGGTGTAGATAATCGCTATGCGTTCGAGAAATCTGAGGATGGTTTTCATTTAACGATCCGAAATGTTGGTTTTGTCCATTTCAGCTTGTTCGCCTCTTGATCGAGCTCCTTTCCTAGAATACGTTCCGCAACTTCTTGGAGAGTTTCCCTCTTCCCCTTAATAGTCCCTAAAAAAGCTTTTAGGGATTTATCGATGCTGATGATGATTTCGGGCATTTAGAGTCCCTGCCTTAAGCGGCGGTTAGGATGGTCAAATAGTGCTCAAGACCTTTGATGAGCAGCTGGCGGCCCAGTATCGACTTTGGAATGTCCTTGCGATTGGCCAGCTTCATGAGTGTTCGGTATTGCTCTTCGGTCAATCTGACCTTGAGTTCTATATCGTGGATCTCTTCTGGCTTTTTCCGAGGTCTGCCGATACTCATACGTAATCCATGTTGGTTATTGGTGTTTCAGCAAAAAAAGCCCGACACCAGACGAACCGGTGCCGGGTGGGGTAACTGCCGCGAACGGTAGGGGAGGAGACAGCGCCGATATTCGCGCCTCGGTGCCAGGGCGCTGGAGGGAAAGGGCGGAACCGATCCGGGTAACACTCACGAGCCATCGTTGGGTAAAGATTCCGGTCGGTTCCATGGTTAGGCGGCCTCGTCTGACGGCCATAGATCGGGGCGCAGATCGGAGCGCCGAACCTTGTTTGACAGGGCTTTCTCGATCTCAATTGCACGTTCGGCGGAAACACCATTCCGCAGCCAATAAGAGATATGCTGCTGCTTGACGTTCCCGCCAAGAATTTGAGCCAACTTCACTTGGGAGCCAGCTATGGAAATTGCTTTAAGTAGTCCGTTCATGGGTATAGACCTTACAAATTTAATTTGTCTTTGTCAACAAGTTAAACCTGTTGGCAAGGTAACAAACAAAATTTGTACTATGACCTACATGAAATTAGGCGATCGAATCAGAAAATGCCGCGAGCAAAAAGACATGTCCCAAGAGGACTTAGGTAAAGCTATCGGGCAAACACAGCAGACGATTGCGGCCATTGAAGATGGAACTATCGAGAACCCTCGCCGTTTGAAGAAGATTGCCGAAGCTCTTGGCGTAACAGAGGCTTATCTAAGGTTTGGTGAATCGCCTTCGCGGGAAGATGAAGAGCGATTCACCGAAGCGCAGTTCCTGGTAGAGCAATTCCTTATCTCGCATCGAAAATCGTTGACGTTAAGAGATAAGTTCTTGGTTGTCTCGCGGCTCTATCTGCACATGAAGCGTTGCAACCAGGTAACGGCATCGGACGCAGATGTGAAACGCGCGTTCATGGGCCTGTAATCGGGAGGTCGTTATGTCGGAAAATGGCGACAAGGTTTTTAGCGAGGCATTACAAAACTGCGCCTGCGTAGTCTTCTATACTCAAATCGGCAACAACATTCGTAGCGGGGGTCTTATGGGCAGCTTTGATGCCGTAATCAGAAGCATTCTTGAGCAATACCCGCCGTCACAGGCGGAATCCGATATCATCGTTAAATTCAAGGCCGATTCCATTGATCTGACTATCGAAAAGAAGTCTCATAAAAGCGGCGGCGATATCATCGAAAACGAAGAGCAACCATGAGGTGTTGAGCATGAAAAAGATTGTTGCGTTTGCATTACTCTGGTTTTGCGTTTCAGCTTCTGCCGATCAGTACGTGGACGGCTATGTCCGGCAAGATGGAACATATGTAGCGCCACACTTCCGGAGCGAACCAAATCAGTACCGGTTCGACAATTATAGCGGCCAAGGGAATTACAACCCCTACACTGGCCAGCAAGGCTATCAACGGCACGAGTATTCAAACCCGTCAATTTACAGCTACCCTCAAGCGCAGCCCAGACGGCGCAGCGCGTGGGATTGACTTCATCTCTTGCGACAATGTAAAGCCCGGCGTGTCCGGGCTTTTTTACGCTCAAAAAATTTTTTCGGCGAACACAAATTAAACTTGTTGACAGACACAAATTTAGTTTGTACTCTTTCACCCAAGCCGCCCACAGCGGTGTTTTACCTCCCTACCGCGCCCTTTCGAGCGCGGTTTTTCGAAATGAACAACTGGAGAAAAAAATGAACCTAGACGAACTGACCATCGGACAAGCAAAGCAGCTGGCTGCCATGTTTGGCGCGCAAGCGCCGCAATCGACCGCTTACGAGGTCGGCAAATGCTATTTCATCCGCACGGCCACCTATCACGTGGTCGGGCGGCTCGTCCGGATCACCGATAGCGATCTCGTGCTAGAAGACGCATCGTGGGTTGCGGATTCGGGCCGGTTCCATAACGCATTACGAGACGGAGAGCTAGGCGAGGTGGAGCCATTCGTCAGGCCCGTCATTGTCAGCAGGGGCGGATTGATCGACGGAACCGAATGGATTCACCCGCTGCCGGACAAGCAGAAATGAATGCGGTAATTAAAGGCATGAGCAGGAGCATGAGCAGGAGCATGAGCAGGAGCAGGAGCGGGAGCAGGAGCGGGAGCCTGAGCTGGAGCTTGAGCAGGAGCTGGAGCGGGAGCAGGTGCTTGAGCCGGAGCTGGAGCCGGAGCTGGAGTTTATAGAAATGAATGCGGCAATTAAGAGCAGAACCGGGAGCTGGAGCTTGAGCAGGAGCAGGAGCCTGAGCGGGAGCTGGAGCTGGAGCTGGAGCGGGACCTGGAGCGGGAGCATGAGCAGGAGCATGAGCTGGAGCTGGACCTGGAGCGGGACCTGGAGCGGGATCAGGAGCGGGAGCCTGAGCTGGAGCTTGAGCAGGAGCTGGAGCGGGAGCAGGAGCAGGAGCAGGAGCAGGTTCTTATAGATAACCCGCCAATGGCGGTAACAACCACGGAAACACTGACATGAGCGAATTATTTTTGGAACTTGGCAGGGCGCTGAACCCGGCAATCAACGACCAACACCCGCGCGGAACCGTTCAGGACAAAATTGCCTTCCTGAACGATTCGGACAGCTGGAGGGACATTTTTACGAAGGCCGGACTCGATCCGGACATGGAATTCGAGTGGCTGGCCGCCGAGGTTTACAGCGGTCACCGCTCGGACGCGCAACGCCGGGTGAACCGGGCGCTTGAGCTTGCCTACAACGCGGCTTGCGACCGGCGTGAACGAGACATGTTTGAGAGTATGGAGAACGCGGCATGAGCTTAGACAAGCCGTTCAGCAACGGGAAATGGTCGATTACTGTGCATACGGTTGGAGAGTTAATAGACGAGCTCTCCAGATTGCCGAGAGATTTACCAGTAGATCAAGAGTATGAGGGGAGAGGGTCTGATTTAGTTGTAATCAATCGCAATTCGGATGCTCATATCCGGCTTGACGAGGTCGGTTTTTGGGAAGACCAATCCGAGAGCGTGGAGGATGAGGAATAAGAGCCCGCCCGGAGCTTATCCGGGCAACTACCGGAGAGCGCTTTCGGCCAGCAGTGAAATGAGCCGCGCCGCTTGGATACAGAGAGCGCTCCCCGATGGTTGTAGCCATCTTGTTAGTACTTCAACTCGCCATGGATGGCTCTTTTACTGGAGACGAACATGAACCAAACCGTTAACCAAGTCCGCTCGCTGGAACGCGCGCGTAGCCGCCAACGAGAAGTCAAAAAAGAGCTGCAGAAAAACTGGGCTCGCGTAATCGATAGGACGCCTGACGATTTCGACGAGGCGGAATGCAACATGCCGCGCCCGATCCCGCACGCATGGCAGCACATGGAATGAGGCAGTTCGCCGGTTTTCTGGCGGAACTCGCCGGGTGGATGCTGTTCTTTGTCGCGCTGGCGGCGGTGGTGTGCGGGGCGGTGTGGTCGGCTTTGAAAGATGAGGAGTTTTAAGTGGAAAAGATCAGTTTACTGATATTGATAGCCGTAATCTTTACAGCCGGTTTTGGCTGGGGTCAGTGGTATGCGGAACGATCTATCCGACAGGAAAGACTCCGGCTTACAAGCGGTCGGTTTGAAATATCCATGCCAATGAACCAAGACGACGCTGCTGCAATGCTAACGCTGTTGAAAGATTTGATAGACGAAGTTAAGCACAGAAAAGATGAGCCGCATTGAAAGATGAGGAGTGGTAATGATGTTAGTAACAGAACGCGACGCAACAATGAAATGGTGCCCGTTTGGTAGTCGGGTATGGGGTGAGTCAACCATAACTGGTTCCTGCTGCGGTCATAATCGAGACTATCACGACAAACCGACAACCTTGTGCCTTGGTTCTCGGTGCATGGCGTGGAACGAAAAGACTATTGACGGAGTGGTTAAGGGATATTGCGGGCTAACAAGATGAGCCGCATTAAAGACGCGCTGATTATCGATCAGCGGACGGAGGAACCGCCCGAGGACGAGGTGCTATTCGAACCGGGCGGCGAGTGTCCTGAAATGGACGATGAAATTATAGAGGAGTTTTTCGATGTCGAAACAGTCCCCTTCTGAAAAAACCGGCCTGGCTCTATTGCGCGAGCCGTTCCCGCCGAGTCAAATCTCTAAACTTCCGAAGTTTCGGAAGGATTCGACAGCTCGGAAAATACGGTGCCCGATATGCCGCGGGTATCACCCGGAAGATGCGGTGCATTTGGATTACGTTGGCCATGCGGCCCTCACCAACCGGCTGCTTGATGCCGATCCAGAATGGAATTGGGAACCGCTGGCTGTTGATGAATCCGGACTGCCACGCATGGACCGCTGCGGCGGCATGTGGATCAAGCTGACCGTATGCGGTGTTACCCGGCTTGGCTATGGCCATGCCGAAGGCAAACAGGGCGGCGACGCGATCAAGGAAACGATCGGCGACGCGCTGCGTAATGCCGCAATGCGATTCGGCGCGGCGCTTGATTTGTGGCACAAGGGAGATCTACACGCTGATGACGGCACGGACGAACAGCCTCCGGAGCGGGAAGCGCCAAAACATGAGCCGTCGTTCGCGCCGCTGAGCGAACAGCAGGTCGTCGAAATCGCGGCTTTGGCCGACGAGGTCGGCGTACCGCTGGATAAAATCCTTGCCTTCTGCAAGGCGCGAACCTTCGCCGAAATTCCCGCGACGGCTTACCAGAAAATCATCAACAAGCTGGAACAGTCCAGGAAGGCGGCGGCATGAATTTAACCCACACCAAACCCCGTAAACCACGCGCAAGCAAGTTGCCGGATGCGGGCAATGAGAATTTTATAGTGCGCGTTGATGGGAAGCTGTTTAGATGTGATTGCGGATGCAACGTCTTTCATAAACCCAAACCTGGACATACATATATCTACGAGTGCAATGAGTGCGGATCTCGATATAAAGGGGCTTAACATGAAATACCCACCAACGTTGCGCGAGCTCACAAACCAGCAGCTCGAATTGCTGAACATGGCCGACGTGCCGGTAGACGCATTGCGCGACACGCTCGAAGGGCTGAAAGGCGCGATCACGGAAAAAGCCGAGAACATTGTCGCCGTCATCAACCGCCTTGAATCCGACGCCGAGGCATGCCGTGCCGAGGAAAAACGGCTAGCCGAACTCCGCCGCTCGCGTGAGGCGCATTCGAAGCGGCTGAGGGAATACCTCAAGGTCAACATGGAACGGCTGGGCGTTGAAAAAATCGAGTGCCCGCTGTTCAAGATTTCGATAAAGGCTAATCCGCCCGCGGTCAGGATCGAGGACGAAAACCTAATCCCGCTCAATTACACGCGGATCCCTGATCCTGAGATCGACAAAGCCGCGATCAAGTGCGATCTACTCGCCGGGAAAGACGTGCCGGGGGCGGTGCTGGAGAGCGGGACGAGGGTTGAAATTAAATGATTACCGAAAGCAAATGCACGTGCGGTCAGAAATTCCTTATTGAACATAATTCCGAAAACTATTTTCGAAGGGATCGCAAGCGGATTTTCTACTCGCTGGACGAAAGCAAGGGAATATGCGTGTTCCGATGTCGGAACTGCTTGGCGCCCGTTCACGAAACCGTGCCGGGCGCGGAGATGGAGATCGGCGGGTTAGACAATTAACTGGAGAAACCATGAAACAGCATGAGGAAGCGCCGGGGTCGGCGGCGCGGTGGGTATTGGGCGAGACGCACCCAATTTACGGCGAAGTGCAGATGATGGGCGTTCTTGGCGGCGAGGCATACAGATGGTTCGCGAAGGACAACCTGGTATCCATGATTCCGCTGAGCATTTTGCTAAGCCACCAAACGCAGACCTTTGCGGAGCGTTCCGGTGCAGCGCCGTCGCTCTCGGGCCGCTTGTTAGGCGCTTTTAACAACGACGAAGGATAAACGAAATGAGCACTACCGTACTAGATGCATTGCAGAACGCACAGATCAACTTTGAAACCATTGGAAAAATGGGGGCGAAGAACAACCCGATTTTTATGATTGCAATGAATCAGCTCAAAAACGCCATTACGGCGCTTGAGAATGACAAGGGGCCTGATGACGTGATTCAGGATCATATGTTCGGTGATGTAGATACTGGTGCCTAACAAGATTTATACACCTGATTAGGTGCCTAATCGATAAAAGCCAGAAAGAACACCCAAAGAGGCGATGAAAGCGCAAAGTGGCACTACCTGCGCCGGAGCCCATGAAGTGCCTACACCGGTGAGCTTTGGAGGGCTGGAAAACCGGGAAGAGGTTATAGCTAAACCCTCCACTTTTGTCCATTGGAGGATTTATGAGCGAATTAGATGAAGCAATCCAGCTAGTAGATGAATGGAACCATGATAGGAGACGCGCAACCCACGGTGATGCCGTATGGGCCGGGTTAAAGCTTATTCAAGAAATCGAGCGCCTTAGCGCCGAAATCGAAGCGCTGCGGGGAGTTCACGAATCTGCGACCCGTGTATTCAAATTTCACGCTGTCAACAAACGAAATTTTTTTATGGCGTTACGTGATTTGGAAAGTGAGCTTAATCGGGTTGCCGAGATCGAAGCCGCGAGAAAGGGGGGAATGATGCGCGAATGCAAAGAGTTCTGACCCTATGATCCTGGACAGATTTATTCGGCTGCGTGATGCGGAGAATCAGTATGGCGAAAGCAAAGACGGCTTTTGATGGAGAATGGGTAAGAACATCACCGATGATGTCTAAGCGTTTTGGTGTTGGCGTCCTACCGAAATGCGAAATCTGCGGGAAGATGAGTTGTTTTGCATGCTGGTACTCGATTAGAAAAAAGGTATTCAGATGTTTCAAATGTTTTACCCCAAACGATTTGAAATGACGCCTAACTAGGTTTTATACACCATTTTAGGCGCCTAATCCTGAAATAACCGTCAAATACACCCATGCAACGAGACTTGCCCCTATGATCCTGGACAGATTTATTCGGCTGCGTGATGCGCCTGGGTATCTGGGCATAAACAAAAACGATTTCAATGCGACTGTTCGCCCCCTACTGACCGAAATTCCGATGATGGCTCGGGGCATTGGATTCGACCGGCTTGAGCTAGACGCCTGGTTCGAGGAATATAAGGCCCGCAACGGGAGACCGCCGCGCACAGAGGAGATGCAACCATGGCAAAGAGAAAAACGCCAGGGCTCACCTATACGGGCGGGCAATGGGTCATCGATAAAAGAGTCCAGGGATTCGGACGACTTTTTGAGCGCACTGGAATCGGTGACAAGGGGAAGGAAGCGGAAGCCGTCGCCTATCTCAACCGAAGGCTAGGCGAAATACGGGACCATCAGGAAAGGGAGAAGAATGGAATCCATACGTTTCGGCAGGCGGCAACGCGATATCTCAAGAGCGAGACCAAGCGGAGTTTGGATAGGGATGCGTATTGCCTAAAAGCGGCCGATCCGTTCATCGGGGCACTACAATTGGAGCACGTTCACATGGGAACGCTTCAGCCGTTCATCGATAGCCGGAGGGACGAGGGAATCAAGTCGTCAACGGTGGTCAGGGAATTGTCAATTATTCGCCGGGTGCTGACCCTGGCTGCCCGGCAGTACCGGGACGAACAAGGGCGCCCGTGGCTCAAACAGGCCGTGCCCATGTTTACCATGCCGGATTGGGAAGACGCGGCGCAGGCTTACCCGCTCAATTGGGAAGAGCAAAAGCGGTTTTTTAGGCTCCTGCCGGATTATTTAGCGGCCATGGCCCTGTTCGGGGTCAACACCGGGCTAAGAGAGCAAGGGATATGTTGGCTACGGTGGGATTGGGAAGTGAAAGTGCCGGAACTCGGAATCTCGGTATTCATCACGCCAGGCAAGCCGCGGATTTACTCTGACGGAAAATGGACAGGCGAGAAGAACAAGGAAGACCAGGTTGTCGTTCTAAACCGCGTGGCTCGCTCCGTGGTCGACGGACAGCGCGGCAAGCACCCGGTCTACGTGTTCCCGCACCGGGACAAGCGCCTCAATACCATGTATCGAAGCGCCTGGATCACGGCGTGGAGAAAAGCCGGATTGCCGACAGACGAAAGCGTGTGCCGAGGTCCGCACAACCTCAAGCACACGTTCGGCAGGCGATTATCCGCCGCTGGAGTGCCGCCCGACATTCGAAAAGCGCTGCTCCATCATACAACGGGTGACGTTACGTTGCATTACTCGCCGGCCGACATCGGGCGGTTGCTGGAAGCAGCTGAAATGGTCGTGCAGCAAGATCGCGAGTGGACGGTTTTGAGGAGGGTGAGGTGA